GTTACAACATGCCTTATTTCACAAATGATGAGGAGAAATGGATGGTTGATGCGCTTAAGCAAGTTTACTTGCGATACGTACCACATCTAGATCGAGTCAAAATTTATGGAACCAAACAGGCTATTACAGGCATCAGAATGAAGGGATCAACTTCCATTAATACGAAAACGTGCGCCGGCTTGCCATACAAGTTGGAGCGTGGAGTAGTTGGGAAGAGCCCTTACATTCGATTTGATCCAGTATCTGAAACATGGCAGATTTCAGAACGGACTTATCACGATGTTGCCTATTACGAGTCCTATTATCAGCAAGGAGTCGTTCCCGTCAACCACAAGCTTGAATTCAGGAAGAAAGAACTAGTCGGTGACAACAAGATTGAGAATCCAAAAACTCGAACTGTTGCTACTGGCAATTTCATTCATCAAATTTTGTACAACAAGTGCTTCAAAGATTTCATGACGTTCGTTAAGAATGTTTGGGATCAAGGAAAATCAATGCCCTTTGCTTTAGGCGTTGATCCAGAGAGACACTGGAACCAGGTTGCAGAACATCTGCAATTTCACGACTATGTCATGGACTTTGACGTGAAAGCCTGGGAGTCCAAAGTCTCCCTAAAGACCTTGTTGATGACGACAAAAGCAAGATTAGCTCTAATTGAACGAGCTTATCAAACACGAGGTGAAAAGATGCCGGATATTTCCAAGATTGCATATGGTCTAGCAATAGACTTTACTGATGCGGACGTTATATTCGAAGACGTTATGTATCACAAGCAAGCCGGACTTCTGTCCGGTCATCCAGGCACATTCATCGAAAACTCGGAAATTCACGTCATGATCATTCTGCTTATTTGTAGAAGAATCTTGCAACGTTCAGTCCCAGAGTGGGCTAACATTGGATACATTCTTGATCACGTCAAGTTTATCTTGGCTGCTGACGATGTGGTGATTGCAGTTTCTCCTTCCGCACGAAGATACATCAACATTAAAACCGTTGTTGATGGATATCGTGAGTTGGGGTTCGAATTAACTGCTCCGGATAAGAGTGATGTTTTAAAAGCTACCACTCTTGAGGAATGTCAATTTCTCAAAAATCACTTCCGAAAACGTGGCGACGTTTATCACGCAATACCGAATTTGTCAATCATAAATCAATTATTCAACTGGATCCGAGATGATACAGCTTTGACTTCTGAAGAACAATTCCAGACAAACATGCACAATGCCTTCCGCTTCGCTTGGTGGAGGGGTGTCGAGGAATATGAACGGATTCGGGAAACAGCAAATGTTGCGCTGTTCAAACATGGCATTTCGTGGCCTTACAGCTACGATGAAATGGGCATCTACATCAAGATGCAAGTCAATGAGAACATTGAACGCGCACGCAGAGAGAATCCAATTGGAATCGTCGAAGATGAAGTCTACGGCTTCTAATTATATTCTTTATTCATAGTTATTAAGGGATCTACATCTAAGGTTAATCAGCAACTTACTCGTTAATATGGTGTCGGTTTTTATCCCTACATTTTTCTAATATTAAATCGCATTTTTGGTGGAGGTTATTCACATTTTTTTCGCGCTGGAAAATTTAATATACTACAGTTTTTTACACGTAATAACTATTCATTTACTTGAACTTATAATTTTGTTCATTTATCTTATTCATAAAATTAAAACAAAAACAGAAAATCAAATAAAAAATTTAAAATATCATTTGAACAAATCCCTTTATCTGAGTGATATTGTTTTCTAACCTCGTAAGATCTAGTAAAAACAATCACAAAGAGACTTTTAGTTGGGCAATTTATTCTTTTGA